CGCCGTGAGGCCGGGCAGTTGTCAGCCCTGGCTACGGCCGCTGTGGCCGGTGAAAGCCTGCCAGGTGCCATCCGTGCCAGTGCTTTGGTCACCCCACCACCGGCCCGCTATTCCAAAGGTTTCCAGTACCTGCCTTCGGCTTTGGAAGTGGAAACCATTTTTGCCAAACCCCAACCCTGAGGAAGTCACCATGACACCCGCAGCACAAGCCATCATTTCCCGTGTTTTCCGCCCCACCATGAACGTGGGCCAAATTTATGCCCGCCCTTATGGCTCCACCACGCCCCACATGCCCATCGGCAACGTGCTGGAGCTGGGCTTGGAGCACACCGAGCAGGNCATCACCCAGCCCAACATGACCCAGCTGGGCGGTGGCGTGCACTCCGAGGTGCGCCGCGTCCAGGAAGCCAAGATCAAGATGAAGATCGCGGATCTGAATCTGACCAACTTGGCCCGTGCATGCCAAGGCACCTTGGGCACAGTGGAAGCAGGCACCGTTACTGCCGAAGCGCACACCGCCCAGCTCGGTGGCCTGCTGCGCCTCAAGCACATGTCCCCCACCGCCGTGACTGTGAAGAAGGGCGAGGCCGCCGAAGCCGCTACCGCAGTCACCGCTGCGGGCAACTATGAAGTTCGCCCCGAAGGCATCTACCTGCTGCCCACCGCCGAAGGCATCGGCAACGCCGACAAGCTGTGGGTCCAGNNCTACAGCTTTGGAGCCTATGCCGTGATGGAAGCCCTGACCACCAAGGCTGTGGAACTGGACATCGTCTTTGGCGGCCTCAACGAGGCGGATTCGGGCAACCCACAGATCGTGGAGATCTTCCGCGCCAGCCAAGGTGTGACCAGTGCGCTGGCCTTGCTCAACAGCGGCTTTGCAGCACTGGATGTCACCGGAACCGTGCTCATGGACCCCACCAAAACAGGGGTCGGCATCAGTAAGTACTACAAGGTCAGCTCGACCTAAAAGCGCATCCGGCCCGTTTTGGGCTTTGTTCGATCGCCCGCTTCAGGTCACGCGGCCTGCAGCGGGTTAGCTCCCGTAAACAGAGACAGCAACAGGCCGAGGGCCACACACTATGAGTGAAGGCAAAAGCGTTCAGTACACCATTGGCGTCAAAGGGGAAGGCCTGGAGCACCTGGCCAAGCTCACCAGTGGCCTTGATGGTGCATCTGCTGAAGCTGCTCACCTCAAAGAAGAAGCCGCCAAAGTCTCGCAACAGCTGGCCGCAGTCGGTCAGCAGCAGCAGGCCATCGACACCGTGCGCCGTCTGGGCGAGCAAAGCCGCAACCTGGGTAACGACCTGGAGCACAGCACTGCCGAAGTCGAGCGCCTGGGCAAGCAGCTGGCAGAAAAAAAAGAGACACTGAGCCAGGCCACCAACGTCACCCGCGAGGCCGTGGCCGAAGAAAAGGCCCTGCAGCGCGAATATGACAGCGCGGTAAACACCTCCAAGAAACTTTCTGCCGCCCTGGGCGACAAGCGCCAGGCTTTGGACAATGCCAAGGAGGCAGCCAAGCGGCTGGGCGTGGACACCAGCCAGCTGGCACAGGCCCAAAAGCAGGTCGATCAAGCCGCACGTGAGGCCCAAGGTGGGCTGGCCAGCCTGGCCGAAGGCTTGCGCCGGGTGCAGCAACGCCAGGCAGACAATGCCCAAATAAGCAAAGCCTTCCAGGATGACCTGCGTCGGCTGGGCCTGGATGGCAGCAAGGCTCCGGCCGGGCTGGAGGCAGCTTTCAAATCACTGGGCATCAATGGGGTTCAGAAGTCCGAATCCGCTGTGCGTGAGCTGCAGGTAGCGCTGGCCCAAGTACGCAGCAGTCCTGATGTATTGCCCTCACAAAAGCGAGCTGCAGTACAGGCGTATGAGGCGGCTATGGCCGAGTTGCGTGGTGAGACCACTAAGGCTACTGCAGCGGCACGCGACTTTGAGGCTGTCACGAACAGCACAGGAAGCACACTGAGTACTGTTGCGGGCAAGGCAGCAGCTTTAGGCGGAGCTTTGCTTGGTCTTCAGCAAATGCGAGAACTCGCCACCGCAGTGGTTGAAACCGGCTCAAAGTTTGAAAATCTTGAAGTGCGCCTTAGCAACTTGCTGGGAGGAGCCGAAGCTGCAGCGGAAGCTATGGCAATGCTCAAAGAGCTGGCAGCCAGTACACCTTTTGATGTGGCTGGGTTATCTGACTCCTACATCACATTGACTAGCTTTGGTCTAAAACCGACAGAAGACCAGATGCGCGCTCTGGCCGATATCACGGCCAACCTCGGAGGAGGTACGGATAAGTTATCAGGCATCACTTTAGCGCTTGGCCAGGCTTGGACAAAGACCAAGCTGCAAGGCGATGAGATCATGCAGCTGGCTGAGCGTGGAGTGCCAGTTTGGGATGCACTGGCGCGAGCCACCGGTCGCACAGTTCCCGAGCTACAACGTATGAGTGAAGCCGGTCTGCTAGGCCGTGATGTGATCGCCAAACTGATCGATGAGCTTGGTCGCATGAATTCTGGTGCCAGTGACAAGCTCATGCAGACCTATGCCGGAGCTGTGGCCAATGCCAAGGATGCGCTGGCTGAGTTCTTTGACATGGTGGCCAAGGCCGGTGTGCTGGACTGGCTGACCGACAAGATCCGTGGGTTGCTCGATGAGTTCGACCGTATGAAGCAAAGCGGCGAACTGGAGCAAAAGGCCAAGGAAATTGCTGATGCCTTCCTGCAGATTGCCACCATGGTCGATACCACGGCCCGCGCCCTGGTGGACTTGGCCCCGGTCATGGAAGTGGCCATCAAGCTGTTTATTGCTCTCAAGGTCGCTAATGCCGCCCAGGCACTGTGGGCGATGGCTGCTGGCGCACGTGCAGCAACTCCGGCTGTGGCTGCCGCAGGTGCTGCCAGTGCTATTAGCGCAGGACAAATGGCAGCTGCAGGCGCCGCTGCCAGTGGATTGGCAACATCACTGCGGATCCTGCGATCACTGACCGGGATTGGTCTGGTATTGGGTGCGGCAGAACTGGCTCAAGAGTTTTTCCGAGCTAAGGCAGCGGCTGAAGAAGCGGATGCTGCTGTGGCTCGCATGCTGAAAGAACCGCCAGTTAATGGGCCAAAGAAAGTGGCTGATGCAGCAGCACAAAGTATGGGTCAAGTCGCCAGCAAGACAGAAGATGCTCTGGCGCAGTTCAATAACTTAAAAGACAAAGGGGACAGCACCGCTGAGGCGTTAAAGAAAATTGGCAGTGACTTCGACCTGAGCAACAGCGCAGGCATTGGCAATGCTGCTGCTGTGCTGGATGCATTGCTGGAAAAGTCGCAAATCACTGCTACTCAGTTCCGCGATACCTGGAGCCAAGCCCTGCAAGAGGTCAACCTGCTTGAGTTTGAGGTGCGTGCACGCCAGGCTCTGGACGGTACGACCGAGGGCGCAGCCCAGCTAGAGCAAGCCCTGGAAGCAGGCCTGCGCGAAGCCATCCGCCGTGCTGGGGGTGACTTTGAAGTGCTCTCAGGGGGAATGAGTAAAGCGGCGCAAAGTGCTGTGGCCGACCTGGACTACATAGTCAACAACTTGGATGCCCTCAAAGCCGCTGGTGTAGATACAGCGCAAGCACTTCAACAAAGTATTGGAAAGGGTATCCAAACGGCAGACAGCCAGGCGGCACTGGATGCCGTGAAGGTGCGCATTGAAGCCGTGCGCAGCGTGCTGGGCGACAAGGTGGCAGATGGTCTGCTGGATCAGGCCAAGGAAAAGGCGGACAGCCTCAAAGATGTCATCGACAAAGCAACGCCGGGCATCAATAGCCTGCGCGAAGCCTTTAAGACCCTCGACCGCGATGCACCACCGATGAAGTGCTGAAAAAAACTGCTGCAGACTCCAAAGCTGCCTATGACGTGGTGCGCACCAGCGGCACTGCCAGTGCGCGAGAGGTCGGTGAAGCGTTCAAAAAGTCTGCTGAAGCGGCGATTGCAGCCAATAACGGCATTGCTCCAACGTGGGTCAAGGCAGAAGCATCTCTGCGTGGCTATGAGGTTGCTGTGGACAGCGCAGGAAAAGCCACGCTCAAGCTCAAGGCGGCCACAGACCAGACAGCCGACAGCAACCAGCGTGCCGTGCGCTCTATTGATGAGCACAGATCTGCATTGGAGCGCCTGAACGCTGAGCGTGAGCGTGGCATTGCAGCTCAAGAAAAAGAGCTAGAACTGGCCACGCGTGAGCTGAAGCTGCAAGAAGCCAAGCGCAACGCTGGAACCATCAAGGATGTCGACGCTGTACCTGCTTTTGAAAGTCAAGAGCAGGCCGATGCATGGATGTCGGAGTGGGAGCGCCAGTACCAAAAGAGGAACCCGTTTTCTACCCGAAGTAGTGGCTCCTTGGGGAACTTCCAGCGCGATACCACCAAGGCTGAGTGGCAAGCCGAGGTTGACGCCATGAAGCTGCGCAACACGATGAAGGGCAATGGCAACGCGAGCACTTCCAGCCAGACACCGCTTGAGGCAATGCGAAGTGGCGACACCTTCGTGAGCAACATCACCATTCCTGGCGTGTCCGGCACCACGCAGATCCGTTATGCGGATGCAGCCAGCCAGCAAGCCGGTGAAAACCTTTTACGCCAGCTGGCGCAAGCGAAAGGCTCTGCAGCATGAGCATCACGTTGAGTTATGGCGATGAGACCGTCTTCTTGGGCGATCGTCTGGACTGGCAGGACGAATTCAGCTGGAGTCCCGTAGACCAAGGTACTGCCTATAGCACCAAGGGGGCGCTGCTCGTTGATATAGCAGTCAAGCAAGCCGGGCGACCCATCACCTTAGTCGGTACAGAAACCGTGGCATGGATTCCCCGCACCCTGTGCACCAAGCTGCAGTCTTGGGCAGATATGCCTGGGATTGAGCTCACGCTTGTATTGCGAGGCCAGGCACGCACCGTCATGTTTGATCACGCCAATGGCGGTTTTGCTGCGCAGCCTGTTTGGAAGCTACTCGATGGAGAGCACACCGACAGCACCTTGTATCTCCCCACATTTCGGTTTTTAGAGGTTTGATATGCCCATCCAATCAGGTGATGTAAAGCTAGTGCGCTCTGCAGTGATGGCCGATGTGCCAGAAGGCGGCGGCGCACCCACAGGCAGTGTGATCCCCGATGGGGCCAGCAATGCCATCTTTCCCGACATCTCCGAGCTGGACCGCTCGGGCGGCCGCGTGAACATGCGCAAGGTGGTGGTGTCTGTGCAGTCCGACGATACCGACACTTACCTGGGGGCCACCGTCATCGTGGCGGAGCCACCTACCGACCCCCGCGTCAGTGTGACGCTGTTTTCTACCAAGCAGACCTTTGATACACGGGCGCAGGCGGTAGCACGCATTGAGTCGTACAAGATCGCTGGGCCTGAGTTTGACGGCTATCTGTTTGAAAACCACGTGCAGGGCCAGCGGGTGCTGCAGCTATTTCAGCGCCCCGGTGCAGCACTGCCAGTGGTGGGGCAGTCTCTGGTGCTGGTGCAAAACGAAGGCCTGGCCAATGAGCGGCGCCAGGCCGTGATGGTGACGGAGGTGTCGTCGGTGCAGCGCGTTTTTACCTACGCGGGCAACGGTGCTCCGGTGGATTATCCAGCTGCGGTGGTCACGCTGGGGCTGAGTGATCGCCTGCGTTTTGACTTTGCAGGTTCACCAGCTTCGCGGTTTTTTGCCCGTGTGGCCAGTGCCACCAAAATCCGCGAGACCGTGGTGGCCGATGCAGGCACCTATGCCGGAGTGGTGCCTCTGGTGGCTGCGGCCAAGACGGGGGACTTCTCGGTGCAGGCCTCCAGCATCTACACCCAGCTGGTGCCCAGTGCACAGACCGAGACGCCGCTGTCTGACATTCGCACCAACGGGGTGTCTGCAGCACTGGTGGGTACCGGTGAGCCCATCACGCGCTCGCTGACGCTGGGTTTTACCAGCACGCAGGCAATGCACACCGGTGCTCCGATCTACCCAGGCAGCTTGAGCATCACACGTGGTGGCGTGGTGCTCACTGATGCCGGGCAGGATCTGATGATGGGCAGTGAGCAGGTGGGTACCGTGGATCACGAAAACGGCATTGTCTCCTTGTTAAGCAATGTGTTTGGCACCACGGCAGGCACGCACACGGTGCAGTTTGTCCCAGCAGCTGTGCCGGATCTGATTTCTGAGCAGAGCGTATACCGCGTGACGGCCGACAGTGTCAGCCTCAATTACGCACTCACCCTGGCCAATGCGCCATTGCCTGGCTCTGTGGTGCTCTCGTACATGGCGCAGGGCCGCTGGTATCTGCTGCGCGATGATGGCAGCGGCCGTCTGCGCGGTATCGATGTCAGCTATGGCGCAGGCACGGTGAACTACGTGACCGGTGCACTGGTGATCACGCTGGGTGCCTTGCCCGATGTGGGCAGCGCCTTGCTGCTGCAAAGTCAGTCAGATGCCTTGCAGCAGCGATCCTCCAATGCAGCGCTGGTCAATGGCGGCAAGCTCTATATCCCCATCAACTCTGATGGCCTGCTGTCTGAAGAGGCGGGCAGCAAGTCGATCACACCGGGCTCGGTCACGCTGGCCTGGAAGATCGCTGATGTGACCAAGACTGCGACGGATGACGGCCTGGGCAACCTGACCGGGGATGCCTCTGGCACCGTGGCCTATGCTGCTGGCGTGGTGCGTATCAGCCCGCATGTGCTGCCGCCGGCCGGCACCAGCTTCATGCTGGACATCACCTCCAATGAGCGATTGCTGGCCAGCAATGTGCTGCTGCAAAACGGCAATCTGGGCGTGACGAATGTGCGCCCCGGCAGCCTGCGCTTTGATCTGCCGCTGACAGCCCAGTACAGCTGGGGCAACTCTTTTATCGTGGCAGCTGGAACGGTCAGCAAACCCGTGACGGTGCAGGTGTTTGACCAGGCAGGCGTGCTGTATTTCCGTGACAGCGACAGCGCGGGCACGATGCGCACATGCGGCACGGTGAACTATGCAACGGGGGCCATCAATATCAGCGTGCCAGCTGTTCCAGCTTCCGACGACATGGGCCCCATCATTTCTGCACGGGGCATGTCCGGCACGGCAAACTACCTGTGGAATGCGCTAGGGGCTCCCGACAAGACACGTTCTTTAACTCTGGCTGCAGTGCGTGCCAGCATTGAGTACGCCACGGATCTGCCCAGTGCCGACGCGCTGGGTGTGCAGGCCACAGAGCTGCGTGCCAGCGTCAAACTGGTGCCCCAGCGTGTGCTGCGTGGCGTCAGCTTTACCGCAGGCAACCGCCTGTATGTGCAGACGGCCGACAACACGCTGATGGCGGATCCCAGCCCCACGCTGGGGGGCGGCACGCCTGCAGGCAATGTGCTGGCGGCGGTAGGTCAGGTGCGTGTGCTGGACTGGGCCTCGGGTGCCAGCAGTGTGGTGAGCAACTGGCGGGCGCTGCAGGTGCCCCCCAGCGAGGGCGTGCAGGCACCGTTCTGTGCATTCCAGACCGCGTTTCGCACGGCGGCAGCACCCCTGCGCTCGGGTAGTCTGGCGGTGCGCGGCAGTATGCAGGATGGCACGGCATTCAATGTGAACGCTGCAGGCAACGGCAAGATCAACGGTGCCCGTGTCAAGGGGCTGGTGGACTATGAAACCGGCCTGGTGCAGCTGTACTTTGTGAACCCCGACGCTACCAGCGGTGTGACGGTGGATCTGGCGTTTTTAGGCATTGAGGGCGTGGGCACCATGTTTGCGGATCTGGCCCTGCTGCCCAGCATTCGCTACAACGCCGTGGCGTATTCCTACCTGCCCATGGATGCGGAGCTTCTGGGTATTGACCCTGTCATGCTGCCCTCTGATGGCCGTGTGCCCATTTTTCAGCGTGGTGGCCGGGCGGTAGTGGGTCATACCGGCGTGATTGAGGCCAACGTCAGCAACGGCCAGACCGTTAACTGCGGCCGGGTGCGCCTGTCGCGTGTGCGGGTGGTTGGTGCCGATGGTGCTGTCATCCACAGCGGTTACACCTTTGATCTGGAAGCGGGAACGGTCACGTTTGTGGATGTGTCGGGCTATTCTCAGCCGGTGCGCATTGAGCACCGCATCGAGGACATGGGTCTGATGCAGCAGGTCGACATCAATGGCCGCATCACCTTCACCCGCCAACTTTCGCACGACTATCCCGC